CTATTCTCGGCCATGTCAGTTCCCCTCGATTTACACGTTATGCAATAGGCATCACCAGCGCCTCGATTATCAGTTCCTCATGCTTGTCGACCAAATATATCGGATTCACCGGACTATCATCGAAACACAGTTCCACCACTTGTTCATCACCCGCCATCGAAGCCATCGTTGACAGCACTTTCGCGAGCAACGCGGCATCGAATTTCCCCTTGAATTTCACCTGGGATCGAACCCGTTTGATTACCTCATCGACGGGCGGGAACTTGCCGGCAATCGCATCGGCGGTGAATCCCTGCAAAGTCGCCGACCGTTCATCATTGCTGATTCGCACAGGAACATCGGATCCCGCACAGAAGGCGCTATTCCACGTCCCACGCGGGACACTTGTCTCACGATGCGTTCGGAACTTGTCCGGATCGGCATTGGATACCCGGATGACGGCTTTGCAATCGGTCGCCGTGACAACGAAACCAGCGTCCTTGTCGATAGCAACATGGACGCCATCGAGAGCAAAGCGCCCCTCCTTAGGATCCTTGTCGGCGACTCGGACGAGCTTCGCCACGCGAGCCGGCAGGACGTGCTTGGGCGGGCCAACGCGAGCCTTCGGCTTGGCCTTCGGCTTCCTGGTTTTCTTCTTTTCGGCCACCATGTCAGTTCCCCTTTTTCCTCTGTTTCCTCGGCTTCTCCGCCCTGCCCGCCAACGCCTCACTCTGCCCCGCGATCCGCTCCGCCTGGGCCAGCAGTAGCGCATCCTTGGCCGCGAGCGATTCGTTGCTCCGCTTCATCTCCGCATGCGCTTTCTTCAGTTCCACTTCCACGGCATCCATGAGACTCAATAGCTCTTCGTTCGCCGCCTTCTGAACCATCATGAATTCCTTGAACCGTTCGCTGTCGGCCTCGGCTCGGGCGATGCGTTCTTCGAACTGCCGCGCGATACGGGCTTCGAGGGTCTGGTCCATGTTCGCCGCCGCTTGAAGGTCAACAATCTTCTCCAGACGGGCAACACGGGCTTCGAGAGTTTGGTTCTGCATCGCGTGCGGCCTCCGTGCTTTTACACTCCACAGATTCCATCCGGTTCCTGACTGAACAGGCCGCCGCAACCGGGCGATGAACTGAGAGCATTGCGGCCGCGCAAGCCATCGCGTTACCCGCCGCTTGGAGCGCCGACTTCGCTTCTGTTGCTGTCATTGCAGTTTCTCCGCCAGTTGCTTTCTCGTGTCGCTGGAATGCAGAGCGTATTGTTCTGCGCATCGTAAGCATGCCTTGATGATCCACCATTTCTTAGTGCCATTAGCCTCGTGCTCTGGCGGACACGCACCATAGAGATAAAGCGCGCCGATCTCGATTCGGTGATACGAATGCTCGGTGCAAGTGTACTGCTTAGCGGCACGACTAATCCGATAAACCATGCGGCTCATTGCGGTTTCAACGCCTCCACGATTCCCATCCGGTCCACCGGCCGCCACAGGTAGGCCTCGGCGCCGGCTGCACGGAGTTCGTCTAGCATGTTCGCCTGTGCCGCAGTCACCACGCCGTTATCCATCTTCACTTCGACGAACAGCACTCGTTCACGCCATAGCACCAGGTCCGGGAAACCCGCCTTGCTCCGCCGGCTGTCGTGGACGTGATACCACTTCCACCCGAACGACTCGGCGACATCGGTTAGCCACTGCTGGAACGCCTTCTCGTTCGCGAACCTCTCGGGGCCGACCTGGGACGGGCGACCGTTGATCAGCACTCCGGGCATGGCGAGGATGCGGTCGGTGAGTTCGGGAGCGAGCTTCATGCGGAGTCACCAATTCGCGTAGTTCTCGAATCTCATCAATTGCCGTCGATATGCCAAGGTCGCTCGTCCCGTTGGTCCGTTGCGATTCTTCGCAACGATGGCGTCGATGGTCCACACATCCGCGACATCGCTCTGCCCTTGCGGTCGGTGCAGCAGAATCACGGCGTCGGCGTGCTGTTCGATTTCCCCAGAGTCGCGGAGGTCGGATAGCCGCGGCTCGGCATTGGTCCGGTTCTCGACTTCGCGATTCAATTGCGCGAGGCATAACAGCGGCACGTTCAATTCGCGGGCAATGTGCTTCATCTTCCGCGCGAGTTGACCGACCTGGGCGTTCCGGTTCTCGCGTGGGTTATCCGGCGAGATGAGTTGCAAGTAATCCACAACGACGACTTGAATTCCGAACTTGCGGATCGCACGACGAACCACTTGCATCATGCGGTCGCCGCTCTGGTTGCAGTTGTCGTCCACGTAAAAATCGCATCCTCCAATGCCGCTTGGCGACGCCGCCATTGTCAAACGCCCGATGTCGCCTTCCTCGAAATGGGTCGAGTTGATCTTGTGCATGGAGACACCGCTACCCATCGCGAGCAGGCGATCGGCAATCTCAACGGTCGGCATCTCAATCGAGAACAGCAGCACGCCCTCGCCGTTCATGGCGATGTTGCTGGCGATGTTCAACGCGAGCGCCGTTTTCCCCACGGACGGGCGCGCCCCGACAACGATCATTTGCCCACGACGGAACCCCGCGAGCAGTTTGTCAATGTCGCGATACCCCGATGCGATGCCGAGCATCTTTCCGCCAGCTTCGCGCCGGTCATCGATGCGCGTCAAAGCCTCCTGGAGCATGGTCGCCGAAGAAATTAGGTTTTCCTGGCGCGGTCCCGATGCGCTTGCAAGCGAGAACAACAAGGATTCCGCTCGTCCGATCACCTCAAGCGCCGGACCGAACGGACGCATGGCATAGCCCACAATCTCCGAAGCCACGCCGCGGAACTTCCGGAACACCGACGCCTCGCGCACGTGAACGGCGTAGTACCGAACTCGCGTTCCGATTGGTTCCAGTTCCATCGTTTCGGCAATCCACCCGGCAGCGGAGCCCGAGAAGCAAACGAACCCCGTTCGCTGAATCTTGACCAGATGCTCGAACAGGTCCGCGCCGGTGATTTCGCGCCCCGCCTCCCGCATCGCCTTGCAAATGCGAAAAATCTCGGCGTGCTCCGGAAGGACGAAGTCGTCCGCCTCGACGATCATTGCCGCCTCATCGAACGCGAAAGAACCCTGGAGACAGCAGCCGATGAGGTGTCTTTCGAGAATCGGCTGATGCTCCTTCTTGAGAAAATCCAGACCGGTTTCCTCGTCGAAAAGCATCGTCTCCGGCGGGCGGGGATGCACCAGCAACGGCTCGATCATTTCCCCGCCCTCGCTTTCGAAAAATCCATCGGGTCGCCGCCCTTGAAGGGGTCAAAGGGAACTCCGTTGGCGCCTGGTTTGGGAATCGGCTTGGCGCGAATCAGGTGAATCCATTTCACGAGTTCGCCGGGAGTTGGCCGTTGCCGACCTTCCTCGCGAGCCCACGAGCAAAGTTCGTGGAAACGCCGCGCGAATTCGCGAATGTCGTCCGGGGAATACGGCGGGTCCGCGCCGGAAAGTTCCGTCGCCTTCACGCCCAGAGTTTTGGCGACGCTCCGAATGCTCGGATCGGAACCAGTCACTTCGGCGAGCGCGTCGAAAATCACATTCCTTTCGCGCGGTTTCTGCGCCGATTTCGGTTTCCCATCCAGGGGGTTTTCTTCCGCCGGCTTGTCCGGCGGGGAAGAACCACCGATAGGTGGTTCTTCTATCTCTTCTCTTCTCTTCTCTGGTCCCGCTTTTGTCCGGGACAATGTCCGGGACACTTCCGGGACACTTCCGGGACACTTTTCGCCGGGTTTTTTCTTCCCGGATTTGGTGCGATATGCTTGTTTTCTCAGTGTTTCTCCGAGTCGAACCTTGGCACCCTGGGAATTCCATCGCTCGAAGTTTGGAAATTCGAGATGACCCGAGGAACGAGTCCGGAGCCAGCCAGCGTTGCGCATGGCGGAAGCGAAACCCGCAGCGTCGAGGTGCATGTCGATCCATGCGTCCGGGACAATGACAACTCCTTTGGACAGGTGCCGGTTGGCCCAAATCCACAGTTTGAGAAGACGACCGGCAACCGCATAAACCTCCATTTTGAGTTCGAATGAAATAGCCACAACGGACGGGTCGTCCATGAGATCGAAACGAATTGGAATCCAATCACCAGCCATCCTTGAGCTTCCTTGGCGATACGCGGCACTCTGCACCGCGGGGCTAAACCGATTCCTTGGTCAATTGCTCGACCATCACGTACTCCTGATTTTGCCGAAGACCGTGTTTCGTGTTGGCTTCCTTTTGTCGATCCCGCCTTAAACAACCGCACGAAGCAGTTTGTCCGCTGCGGAGCTTTTCCCCAGTAACGACTACGCTTGCGCCGCACAGGCAACTACATGCCCACTGCGGCTTTGATCGCCTAGTCGTCTTGCTCGGTTCAGCAGCAGACAAGACGGTTAGTCGGCCGAAAGTACGGCCGATCATCGGGATTGTGGCGCTCATATCGATCAGTCCTGAGTCCTTTGTTCCCGCTCTTCCTGATCCAAATTCCGTTGATAAACCACCGCACAAACACAGCCTGCGGGAAAGCCCTGCGCGCCGTGCTCGGGGTGCGTGAGGTCGTCGGCTGTGGGATTGGCCGGCGAGACGAACACCGGTCCGAGGTATAGCGGGGCGACCGTGCAGGTCGTTGCGGCCCGGATGAGGTCGGCGACTTCCCCGGCCTCGGCGTCGTAAAGATCGCCGCGCTGAAGAACGTGCCGACTGCCCTGGGTGCTCCCCTCGGCAAGCTGGCGGTCCTTCCTCGGCCTCGCCGACTTCGGCAGCGCGCCGATGCACACGATGATGAGATCGCCCTGATGCGAAACATCGCCGGACTCGAACGTCGCGTGGAGCTTCGGATCGTCATTGGCGATCCGCTCCGTCGGCTCCATCAGGCTCGGCTTCGGTGCCTTCGTCTTCGTCTTCGTCATGTCGATTCCTCCTAGAAAGGTTTCGTTTCCATCGCACGTTCGCTTGGGTCGGAAAGCGGGCAAATCCGAATAAGACTCAACTCCGATGCACGGCCCGGCGGTCCAAGCCGTGCGTGATCCAATCTTGTGCCTCTTCGCACTTGGCGATTTCGCGGGGTACGCCGAGCGCATAGCGCCGGGCGGTCGACGGATCGGCGAGCACGATGCGCTGGGTGCCATCGTCAAGTTGGTAGAGCGTTTCCCACTGGCCGTCGCGATCGTTGAAACGCCGGTGCCGTTGCTTCGCGCCGGCCTCGCGCAAGTACCGCTCCCAGCCGAATCGCTCGATCAGGATGCGCCGCATCTCTTCGTTGGTCTCGGCCTTGATCTCATCGAGAGTGATGAACTCGGGTTTTACGACCACGTAGGCCGGCACCAGAATCCCGTGAAGGAAATAGAGGTTCTCGACATCGTTCGCGCAGGCCGGCCCGTCTTCGCAGTGCAGGCGCCGACCGAAGGAACCGGTCTCGACGTGGACGGTGGGCTTGGCGACCCAGTAAAGCGTTGTCGGGGTCCAGACGAGGTACCATACTCCAGCGCAATAAGCCTCGAAGACGGGCAAAGTCCACTTCGCGACCGCGAGCATCTTGAGTTGCACGGCACCGATGTGCGTCGCGGCAACCCACGAAATCTCCCACCACCAATAGCCCCCGCGCATTAGTGCCCAGTTGCCGAATTCGCGGAGTAGGATTGCGCTGGCGTCGCTGGCGTCGCGGGCGTCGAGGGCGTTGCGGGCGTCGATGGCGGCGCTGGCGGCGCTGGCGTCGAGGGCGTCGCGGGCGGCGCTGGCGGCGCGGGCGGCGCGGGCGTTGCGGGCGTTGCGGGCGTCGCGGGCGTCGATGGCGGCGCTGGCGGCGCTGGCGTCGATGGCGTCGATGGCGGCGCGGGCGTCGATGGCGGCGCTGGCGGCGCTGGCGTCGAGGGCGTCGCGGGCGGCGCGGGCGTCGCGGGCGGCGCTGGCGGCGCTGGCGGCGCTGGCGGCGCCATCGGCGATGGCGGCGCTGGCGGCGATGGCGGCGCGGGCGTCGAGGGCGGCGCGGGCGGCGCGGGCGTCGATGGCGGCGCTGGCGGCGCTGGCGTCGATGGCGGCGCGGGCGTCGAGGGCGTCGAGGGCGTCGCGGGCGGCGATGGCGTCGAGGGCGTCGTTTCCATGTTGTCGGCCGCCGCTTCTCGCGCGAACGTCGGCTGCCAGTTCGGCGACCAGTTCCGTCAGGCCTGGCACGCGGCACCACGGCCGGGTAATGCGCATGACCTCCCGCTTGATCCCAAGCGCCGCGAGGTACTCTTTGAGCGACCCATCGACCGCAGCCTCGTCCAGGCGGCCCGGATAATTGCAGGCCTCCTTGTAGCGATCGAGCAAGTTCATGGCGCGACTCCAGAAAGTGGTTTATCTCGCCTGCGCGTTCGGCATCGCGGCTTGTCCCGCGATTGGAGGCGACCCAACAGCAAGATCGCCATTCCACTCGGATTGAATCTTCAGCAGCGCCGCCTGGTCGCCGCGGTTGCCGCCACTGAGGCTTGCCCGGACCTTCTGCATATCAATCCATGAACATCGAACCGACTTCATGCTGGTACTCCGGAATTATCCCGCCTTCGCAAGTTGCCGAATCTTCTCCCGCAGTCCCGCCGGCCACAGTTGCCGCGCGGCTCCCTTGCGGTCCCACTCGATGATCCCCTTCGCAAGCATGTTGTTCAGGTGCGAGACCACGCCATTCGGCGAGCCGATGCCTGTCGCCGCCATCAGGTCGCGGATCGTCGGGCCAACGCCGTAGCGTGCCCAGTGGGCGCGGATCGCCTTGAGCATGCGAAGCTGTGCCGGGGTGGGAGGGTTCATCAGCGAATCCTCAAATGGCTGCCGCGCTCGCCGAGCGTGGCGAACGGCAATTCCCGACCCGCCTGGAGCGCCTTGCGAACGGCATCGGTGTCCACGGTTCGTTTCACAATCACGAGGTCATCGGGAACGGTCGCCGGGTTGATGTCATCGGCGAGTTTCACGGGCACCGAACCGCCGTTGGCTTGAATCGCCAGCGTGCGACCCGTGGCGGTCTGCACCTTCTGCCGGTTCGTGTACTCCAGATAGGCTTTCATGCGCTGCTTGAGCCACTTGACGCGGTTCTCGCGAGCCTGGGCGCGGGCGATGTACTCTTCCGCTTCCGAGCGTGCCGCGGACGATTCCATTTCCAGCGACCGAATCCAGTTCACGTAGCGGTCGAGCTTCACGCCCTCGGCGGTTTCCACGTCGGCGAACGACGCCGCGAACTCCGCGTCGAGCGCGGGGTCGGCAATCTCGCCGGTGAGTTCGTCGAGGCGTTCGTTCAGCGCCAGGAATTCGTTGCCGATGTCGAACAGCGTTCGGCGTTCCATCGTCGCGGTCATGGTGCCCCCGAAGTTACGGTGTTGTGCTGCTGAGCCCGCTTGCGGAGCCAGTCATCGACCCGCATCCGCTCGTGATCGGTCATGTCCATCAGGTCTGGTGCGTTGACGTAATTGCACGCCAGTCCGAAGAGAACCGCCTCGTCTTCGTCGTTGATTTTGGCGACCGCTTCCACGAGCTTCACAAGTTCGTCCACGGTCGGGTACGTGTTCGATGGCTTGGGTAGGCGCGGCTTATTCGTCCGGGCCGTAGCCACCCCCGTCGTCGTAGGGTCCGAGCGATCGTCACCATCCGATGCTGCTGGCGCTAGGGCGGCCAACTGTTCTTTGCGACGCTTGGCGATGTCGATAAGCATGGATTTTTCGGCATCGTTATTCCATTTCGTCGCCTTCCATGCCGCCTCAAGCTCGGCAACGGTGGTCGCGGCGAGCATTTCACGTTCGCCCGGAAGTGGGCGACGCATCGGTTGCTTGAGGTCCGCGCCGGACTTGACGCCTGGGATGTTCCGCGGGTCGCTGTGACCGTTGCGGTTGTTCTGTTGCGGTTCTTCGCGGGGAGATTCCGAGAAGTCTTCTACGTCCTGCGTGAAGATGTCGGAGCAGCGGGCCAGGGCAATCGCGGCATCGACGTGAGCCCTTTTTTTGGCCATCTTGAGCACAGTGTTCGCGCAGTCGCACAGGTCCGGGTTCTGCACGCGGCCCGATGCCTGCCCCGTGACGGCGATATCGTCTGCCGCGAAGTTGGCTCCGCACCCGCCCTTTTTGTTCCAGCAAAACCAGCCCGGTTC